GCGACCTTGATGGTACGCCATATTTAAAAGATGGTTATTTCTTATTTCTCTAGTTAAATCCGTTTGATTATCCATTACTTCTCCTCAATACCTTTAATCATTAACTCTAAACGAAGAATAGCTTTCTCTTCACCTAACTTACATAGCGATGACAACCGGTGCTATCGTTGAGGGTATGGGCGGTGCTTGTGCTGGTAAAAGAATGCGTGACGGTGGTTAAGACGAACTATAACTTAAAAAGAGGATAGGTGAATGGAACACTTTAGATCTGTAGGCCAAAACCACAATTACCAATGGTGCGATAATGAATTGGTAATGCTGCTAGATAAAATTACTGGAGAGCCCTTAAAAGAGCCCGGCACTCGCACAATAACCACACTAGAGAAAGCTAAGGATTATGCGATTAATAGGTGTGGTTTGGAGGATAGACTTGTGATAATTAAACTATCCTGCATAACTGCATTTAAATTAACTGGAGAATAGAGTGAACGGTTTTCAAGAGAAAGTAATTGAGAGAGCTGAAAGAAATATTCACTCTTTATCCAGTTGGGAGTGTGAGTTTATTGAGAGCCTGCAAGATAAGCCTGATAATTATGAGCTCACCGATAAGCAGAACCATATTTTAAATCGAATATCTGAAAAGGTTTAAATAATGGCCAACCAATACACAATTAAACAAACAGGCCAAATCAAATCAAAAGGCTGGCAAGTCTCAGAGTTTCTAATTCATGTTGGTCGCTATGTAAGTTAGGTGAAGAGAAAGCTATTCTTCGTTTAGAGTTAATGATTAAAGGTATTGAGGAGAAGTAATGGATAATCAAACGGATTTAACTAGAGAAATAAGAAATAACCATCTTTTAAATATGGCGTACCATCAAGGTCGCAAACAAGGTTTTGATGAGCTTGAAATACTAAAAAGATTTACTTTGCTTTTATTGAACTTAAAAGAGGAGGCATTTCAAGCAAAGATAAATGAAATTATGCTATCTGTAAAACCTAATTTAATTCCAAGTCAGGGAGAAACGGACAGTATTATTGATGTGAGGATGGTTAGACCTCTAATATGAATAGACAGGCATGGAAAATATTTTATCGTTATTTAAGAGTATCGAAAAGGGAATCTTTAAAGGCATCTGTAGATATGATGCTTTTTGGTACTGGCGCAGTAATGGTCCCTAATGACGGTTCTGATCCTTATCGTATTCGCCCTGAAGATTTCCGACTGGTAAAATAAATGAAACTAATCAAACTAAAAGACAAGCAAGACTTCATCAATACCATCTCTCAGGCAATCAAAGAAATAGACGAAATTGATAGTGACACGCCACGGAAAGATAAAGGTGAAGATTGGTATTTTTCCATGATGGCTATAAAGTCAGCGATGTTTATAGCTAAAGCAAGGCACAAATAGTGATGGCATTAAAACTAATACGTATGGGTTTAATTTCTACTGCCTGCCTTTTACTTATTCTACTGGCTGATGATATATCCAAGAGGCGTCACGCATTAGCTATGAGCATATACGAAAAATGCCCCGTAGGTTCTTATCGAGCTATCAAAATAAGTACCGACATATTTAGTGATGGGCTAACCGTTCAATGTGAATCTTATGTAATTCATAAAAAACATCCTAATTTATTGCACCAACAAACACCACGCAAGAAAGAGGAACCAAGCGCATGAATAAAATACCAAATACTTACGACCTTGGCTTGCGAGGAATGGAATTAAACCGAAGCGGCAATGGTAAATATATTGAAGCCTCAGTCTATAAAAATGAGATGGCTGAATGCGATCGTATGAGCGATAATAATCGAGAGTTGGCTGAAAATCTTCTTATTCAACAAGACGATGAGATTGCGTCTAAGAATAAGGAGATACTGGAGCTGAAGGATAATCTAAAAGAATCTGTTATTATTATAAAGGGTTTAACTATAAATTCCGGCGAAACAATTAAAGTGACAGACGGTAAAGGATTGCCGGTTATCGTTAATTGGCATGAGGATATCCAATGACTAAAAAAATGAAACGATATGAACCAACACTTCCATTCCTAATCACCATAATCGCTCTTATCGGGTTTGTGGTATTTATGTTTGCAGCATTTGGATAAATCATGACTCAAGATCAAATAAGAAAAGAGATTCACGGGGATTTTGCTAACGATGGAGTTATTGTAAAATGACGCTTCTCGGAGAAATCCTTGAAAAATTACAAGCCATGCCAGAAGATGATAAGTCTGAATTATTAAAAGAAGTCGAAATCGCTATGGACGGGGCTAAGTGGATAAGTAATCCGGGACCCCAAACAGAATCCTACCTTTCCTTGGCAGACCTTACCTATTATGGAGGCGCTGGAGGTGGCGGCAAGACTGATTGCGGATTAGGTCTAGCCTTCAATGAGCATGAGCGCACATTAATAATGCGTCGAAAATACACCGATTTATCAGGTATCACTGAAAGAGCTATTGAAATAAATGGTACCAAAGACGGATTTAATGGCGCACCTCCACCAAAACTAAGAACAACTGACGGAAGATTAATAGAATTCGGTGCAGCTAATCGCGTTGGTGACGAACAATCTTTTCAGGGTCGCGCCCATGATTTACTTTATATTGATGAGGCTGCGCAATTTGCAGAGTCTCAAGTAAGGTTTTTAATGGGTTGGGTTCGCTCAACAACACCTGGCCAAAGATGTCGAGTTGTATTAGGTTCAAATCCTCCATTATCTGATGAAGGCGCATGGCTTGTTAAAATGTTTGCTGCTTGGCTTGATAATACACACCCAAATCCAGCCAAAGCTGGAGAACTAAGATGGTATGTTACTGATGCCGGTTTTGATTATGAAGTGCCTAGCGATGGTGAATACATTGTTTTAGATGAAAGGGTAATCAAAGCCACGGCATCAGAAATTGAAGATGAAGATGAAAATACTCTCACAGCACTATCAAGAACCTTTATCCCTGCACGATTAAAAGACAATCCCTATCTTATGAGGGATAAACAATATAAGGCGCAGCAAGACGCTTTACCCCCTCATTTACGAGATGCTATCCGTGATGGTAATTTTAATGCGGCGAGAGAAGATCACGAATTGCAGCTGATTGATTCGGAATGGATACAAGCGGCTATGGATAGGTGGCGTCCACACCCTCATAACAAAGCCCCTCAATGCGCTATCGGTGTTGATATTGCTCAAGGCGGAAAGGACCAAACAATATTAGCTATTCGATATGATGGATGGTATGACAAGTTAATTAAATATCCTGGGAAAGAAACCAAAGATGGATTGGTTGTGGCCGGCCACGTTATTAAATATAGAAGAGATGAAAGTGCTGTAATAATTGACATGGGTGGTGGTTATGGTGGTGACACGTACACTCAATTATCATTAAATATTAATTCCGAATCAGTTTTTAAGCATTTAGGTGCAGGTGGAAGTAAACAAAAAACCGCTCAAGGTGGATTAGGTTTTGCTAATAAAAGGGCTGAGGTTTATTATCGATTTAAAGAAGCGTTAAACCCTAGTCAACCGGGAGGCTCTAAAATAGCGCTACCACCTGACCCAATGTTATTTGCTCAATTGTGCTCTATCAGATTAAAAGAAGATGATTTAAAAACTATTACCTTGGAGGCAAAGAAAAAACTTGTTGAGCGTACTGGGATATCGCCAGATGAAGCTGATGCAGTAGTCCAGGCATGGAGTCGCGGGCCAAAACAAGATAATTTCCGTGGTGGATGGAAGGGATATGCGAGGGGTGGTGGTCAAAGACCAGTTAAAACGGCTTCGCGCGCTGCGTCAAGATTTGATAGAATCAAGCGCAAATGATAATATATTAAAACTATTTTCTTGATAAGGTATTTATTATGACAGATCCAGTAACTTGGGGACTTGTCGCATCAGCCCTTACCGCAGGTGGCGCAGTACATCAAGCAACAAAGGGAACACCTGGATTACCAAAAGTTGTTGATAAGGGTGACCCTGAAAGCTTGCTAGCAAAACGTAAAGCTACAAGAGCTGAATCAAAAAGGCGCGCTGGCGGTAGAACAAGTACCGTATTAGGCGAAACTCTTGGCTAAATTATCTGAGCAAGAATTAATTAAGCAATCGGATCATCTGTTTACAAAACATTATCCTATGCTAACCCTCTATCAGACGTTAGCGGATCATTTTTATCCGGAGCGAGCTGATTTCACAGTAACTCGTAATGTGGGTAACGAATTAGCTGATTTACTTGTTAGCTCTTACCCTATATTAGTCCGGAGAGATTTGGCTAACTCATTGTCTGCTATGTTGCGTGATGGTGATTGGTTTAAGATGGGAGTTCAAGGTGAGGCTAACCATGAAGGTGATGCATGGCTTCAGTGGGCTTCCGGACGCTTAAAGAATTTATTTGATGATCGCTCTGCTAATTTCGTGAGAGCAACCAAAGAAGGCGATCACGATTATATTACTTTTGGCCAAACAGTTATTAGTTGCGAGCTCAACAAGCATGCTAACGGGTTATTGTTTAGGTCGTGGCATTTAAGGGATTGCGCATGGTTCGAGGATGAAACCGGTAGTGTTGCAGGGCTTTCTCGTAAATGGAAGCCAACTTATACACAAATGGTGGATTATTTCGGCAAGGATAAAGTTCATCCAACTGTTTTAGAGAAATTGCGAGATGAACCTTTTGCAGAAGCAGACGTAAGGCACACCGTTATCCCGGCAGCAATGTACCGAGATGAAACAATTAAAAATCCTTATGTTTCAATTTATGTTGATGTTGCCAATAAGCACGTTATAGAAGTTGTAGGGATAAACCATAAGTATTATATTGTTCCTAGGTTCCAAACGGTATCCGGTAGCCCTTACGCTTATTCTCCAGCAACTATCATAGCCTTGCCTGATGCTCGTTCATTACAAGCAATGACTCATACGCTACTTGAGGCAGGCGAAAGATACGCTAGACCCCCAATGATAGCGACCCAAAAGGTTATTCGCAGCGATGTTGATTTGTCTCCCGATGGTGTTACATGGGTTGACGATGAATATGATGAAAAAATGGGCGAAGCGCTAAGACCTATTGCTCAAGATAGAGGTGGTTTTCCTATTGGTCTTGAAATGCGAAAAGACATCATGGAAGTTTTAAATAGTGCATTTTACCTGAATAAGATCACACTTCCTGATACTGGGCGAGAAATGACAGCCTATGAAGTATCCGAAAGAATGAAGCAGTTTAGGCGTGAAAATCTACCTTTATTTGCCCCTATTGAAGCTGAATACAACGGCCAATTATGTGAAATAGCATTTGAAATAGCGATGCAGGCCGGCCTACTTGGTTCACCACAAGATATCCCACAATCATTACGTGATAGAGATGTTGTCTTTAAGTTTAAATCTCCATTGTCTGCTTCTGAAGAAGAAGTTAAAACAAATCAATTTGCTAAAGTTAGTCAGATGTTAGCTGAAGCAGAACAGTTAGATCCCTCGAGCTCAGATAATGTTGATTTTGATGTAGCGTTACGCGATGCCATTACTGGTACTGGTGCACCTTCTACATGGTTAAGACCGGTTGAGCAGGTTATCGAAAGCAGACAAGCTCAGTTAGCACAACAAGCGCTAGCCGCAGCTCAAGAAATACAAGGTGCTGCAGAGTGAGATTCGGACCAGCAATTGACGATGTAATACATTACGGAAAATTTGCTCGTAGAGAATGCTGGCCTGATTGTATGTATATTGGCTTCAGGCTTCCAGATAATATTTCAGATTTAACAGGTGCTTATTTTTATATGCGTGGCGAGAATCATGGAGAAGAAGTTACCGTTCCATGGTCCCCCGATACTTTTGATATGACAGGACATGACTGGGAGTTTACTAATGAAACAGGTGAAAGATAAATGAATTTTTTTATAACGAAGTCGATTAGAGTAAATTCAGGATGCCCTTATTTTTTTGGATTTCAGTTTGGTAAAATTTCTGCGAATCGACTACAAATAAGAGTTGGCCTAATATTTTGGCATGTCGGCGTATCGTGGACTATTAATAATGTCGAATAAAAAACAAAATCCCTGCTTTCAGACTCCACCACTAAATAAGTTAGAAATCGAAGCATTAAAAGCATTAAACAAAGGAGAAGCCACAGAGCACCAGCAAAAGCTCGCATTAGCAACTATTTGTAATAAATTTTCTAGAGCGCAGGACGCGCTATACGTACCAGGTACTTTTGATGAAACAGCTTTCCTTAATGGAAGGGCTTTTGTTGGTCAGAAGATACTCAAAATCATAAACTTGCCGATTGGCAAACTAATAAACGATAAGGCCGAAACTGATGAATAAATTAGAAAGATTATTTAATGCTATTTACATGAGTCCTGAACCTGGAGAGGGTGGCGGTGGTGATCCTACTCCTAACGATCCGCCTGCAGGAGATCCACCAGCAAACGACCCTCCAGCCAATGACCCGCCCGCAAACAATCCCCCTGCAGCATTTTATGAAGCGCTACCTGAAACATGGCGCAATGAAATGGTTGATTCTATGGGTATGGAAGACGGAACCGATAAAGATAAATTACTCGCTCAATTAGGTCGGGTACCTGATTTTAAGACGCTTACTAAAAACTATTTCTCAGCGCAAGATAAAATACGTTCTGGGCAAATCGAGACAGGATTGCCAGAAAATCCAACCGATGAGCAATTATCGGAATATCGTGAGGCTAATGGAATCCCAACCAAAGCAGAAGATTATTCATTATCACTCGATGAAGGTTTAGTTTTAGGTGATGCTGACGAACGCATCATGGAAGAAGTTTACCAGGTTGCTCATGGTGAAAACTTATCAAATAACACTATGAATAAGCTATCAAACGCAATGATGACTGCAAGACAAGTTGAGCAAGATAACATCTCTCAACAAGATGGTATGGATCAACAATCAGCTACTCAATTAGTTAAAGATGAATGGGGTGGAGATTACCAAACTAACATCAATATGATCAAAGGATTAATGAATACCTTACCTGAATCAGTAAAAGAAGAATTTGAAAATGCTCGTTTATCTGATGGTAGGGCGTTATTTAACTCTCCTGAAGTTTTGGTGTTTATGTCTAATATAGCACGAACAATGAATCCATCAGGAACAGTGGTTCCAAACTCAAATAACCCGACTCAAGCTATAAGCGACGAAATTAAAACACTAGAGGGTAAAATGGGAAATGATGAGTGGTTTAAAGATGAGGCCTCACAAAAGCGATATAGAGACTTAATTGACGCTCAAAGTAGAATGACTCAATAGCATGGTATAATGCCATGGTAATTAATTTTTAATCAACAACTGGAGAAATATCATGGCACATAAAGGCGAGTACGGAAAAGGTATGGAAGCAGGCGGTGACTATGGGTTTAAAATGGCTCGTGGTCGTAATGCTAAAATGGCTAACTATAAAGAAAATAAAAAGAAAAAGAAAATAACAACCGCTATCAGTGGTGGTATGGGTGGTGGTGCGGGTTACTAGTTATGCAAGGCTTTATTCATACAAGTAATACTGAAGGCCGGTCAACAAGGAAGACGAATACTCGTAGAAATACTTATTCTAATCCTTACCGACCAGGCAAGAAAAAGCAGAAATTAACTACAGTAATTAGTTGATTTGACTAATTGCTTGTATTTTATTAAAATCAAGTCTGTTAGGTAGACCGATAAGTAGACCCCAAACAAAGTGGTGCAGCCCCCAATAAATTGGGTTAACCTGCAAAAGCTTCAGATGGCTAACTCCAACGAACCGGTAATTTTATTAATTATTTAATTCGATTGGAGAATTATTATGGCTGATACAGCGTTTCAACGCCAGTATCGTCAAGAGTTCATAGCCGGTTTCGAGAAGCGTCAATCCCTCGTAAGACATACGGTTATCACTGAGACTGAGATTCGCGGCAATGAAGCTGTGTTTTTAGTTGCTGACTCTGGCGGTGCTACTGCAGTTACTCGTGGTGTAAATGGGGATATCCCGACACGACCAGATAACTTAAATCAATTCACCGCTACTCTGCAAGAGTGGCATGACGTTCCTGAACGAACAAACTTCAACATCTTTGCATCGCAAGGTGATGGCCGTAGAATCATGCAGCATACTTGCATGGCGGTTATTAATCGAAAGATTGATGACGATATCTACGATGCACTTGCCAATTCCACGTTAAACTGGGGTGCAGCTGCGGTTGCTACACTTGCTTTGATTTCTAGAGCAAAAGTCAAGCTAGGTAACAACTTTGCTATTAATGACGCTCCTGTATTTGCGGTTATCACTCCCGCTTTTCATGGTAATTTAATGGCGCTCAAAGAGTACGCTTCAGCAGATTACATTAATATGAAACCTTTTGAAGGTGTGGGTAAAGACCGCGCATTCTCTTGGTATGGTGTTAACTGGATCGTTGATGGTGCTTTACCTGGTGCGGGAACATCTAGCGCAAAATGCTGGATGTACTCGCAAAATGCGATGGGTCATGCAATGGATACAAACCGTTTGCAAACTTACGTGGGTTACGATGACAAGAATGATAAATCTTGGGCTCGTTGCTCTACTTACATGGGCTCAAAATTGCTTCAGAATAGTGGTATTATCGAAATGCCGCATGATGACTCAACCTTAAGCTAATAGGAGATTTATTATGGCTTACGATACAGCTAATCCTCCAGCGCTCGCATCGCAACGTGTAGGCGCAGACGGTGGAGCTGTCTTTATTTATAAGGATGGCGATTCTTTAGCAGATGTGACAGGAATTAATTATGTTACGAATGCTACAGATTTGGGGATCATTACGGGTGACAGAGTTATCCATATTGATTCAGGTAACGGCACAACAACCGATTTAACCGCGGTGACAGGTGCAACAACTGGAACAGCTAGCGGTGCTTTGTGTAGCGCAATAGAACCGATTGGCGAGACCTCTATCGCGCTGCAAAGCGCTGGTACTGGTACCGTTATTATTGGAGATATTGTGACATTTAGAGGTGATGCTACTGAGTACCGTATTACAACCGGAGATACTGATGTTTCCGATGGTGGTACGCTGGTAATTACTCCAGGATTAGTAGTTGCTACCATAGTAGGTACTGCGATCACCATAAAGTCCGACGTGCTCAACTTGTCAGATGGACTTTCAGGCGCTAAGGTCATTTCAGGTGTTGGAGCTACACGAACACTCACCAAAGCTGAATCTGGCTCTGATGTACTGTTTGATCGTGCTGCTGGGATTGTTTACACGCTTCCTGCATCAGTTCCAGGGTTGGAATTTAATTTCCCTGTGACTGTGGACTTAACTGCCGCCGCTTACGCTTTTGTTACTGATGGTGCATTTCTCATTGGCAGCTTGCTTGGTGGCATTGAAGGTGCTGCAACGGATGAAACGCATTTTGCTAATGGAACTACTCATGTAGGGGTCTCAATGAATAAGACCACTACTGGCGGTCTTATTGGTGGAATGTTTAAAGTTCGGTGCATATCGGCTACATTGTGGACAATTGAAGGTAACACTTCTTGCACTGCAACGCCGTTAACTCCGTACACAACCTAAACTTAGTTTAGTTTCGGTCTGCGCTCTTCCTTTTGGGAGGGCGTATATTACCTTGGGTAGCCGGATGCTACCCCTTTTTGGAGAATACCGATGAATACACAAAAAAAAGTTGTAAGACTAAAGCTTGACCCTGTTAAACCTTCAGAATTCCAATTAGCAGAACATCGCTATCAACGTCACGATTGTATTGTTCCTGCTGGGACCACTAATAAAGATTTAGAAAACTCTGATTTGTGGGTTAATGTGGCGCCAAGAATGCGAATGTTTGATGAAGTCAGAGTGATTGCAGATGATCACAGCTTTGTCGCTTACTTGATTGTTTTGTTCAGTCAAGGTCACGATGCAAGATTAAAGATTGTTGGCGGTGCAGAATTAGAGTCTACAGACAAAATTGAAGCACCAAAAGGAAAGTTTGACTATAAGCTCCAGGGCGCTAAAAAGTTCGTTATTTTCAATGTTGACACTGGCGAAGAAATTATGTCTGGTATCCCGACAAAATTACAGGCTGCTAAAGATCTGGATGATTACGAAAGGGCGCTTCGCTCATAGGTGTAGAATATGGCTGTTAGCAAGCTCGCCGTCTATAATGACGCATTATTATTGATAGGTGAGCGCAAACTTGCCAACATCACAGAGAACCGACTCCCTAGGCGCCTCCTTGATAGCGCCTTTGATTTAGGCGCAATTGATTATTGCCTCGAAATTGTTAAACCTGTCTTTGCACGAAAAACGATTAAACTTACTTCATCAGTTGTTAGCGCTGATCACGACCTAGACAATGTCTTTACATTACCTTCTGATTGGATTTCAACAGTAGATGTTTATTCTGACTCTAGGTTAGATCAACCGATTGCCAGATATATCAATGAAGACAGAACAATTGCTTGTGAGTTCAGTACGGTATTTGTTCGTTATATCTCAAGCGATAATTCTGAAGCTTATGCTAAATGGTCCCCTGCATTCACAAGGGTAGTTACTTCATACCTTGCCAGAGAAATATCCTTAAGATTAGCACCTGATGAAATAGAAAATTTAGACACTCTATTCGATGCACGTGTTGAATCAGGGTTAAATATAGAGTCTAACAAGGAACCTTTAGAGCGATCGAAAGCATCAACCTCAACCCTATCTACCACGTTACGAAATATTTATAATGATGCCCTTTTGATTATGGGACTTACTAAAATAGTGGCCAATAATGATGATTCTCACAGACGTTCTGTTTTAGATACGGCGATGGACTCTGATTTAGTAGCGTTCTTGTTTGAGGATATTGCATGGAATTGGGCTATAACGTCAGTAAAGATATTACAAAATCCCTCGTTAGAGACTGAATGGGGTTGGAAATTTTCTTTTGATAAACCTTCCGATATGCAACGATTAGATGGATTGTTCTTCGATGAATACTTTCAAAGACCATTAAAAACTTATCTTGATGAAGCAGATACGTTTTTTTCCGATGTCGATATAATTTATGTTAAATATGTTTCAACAAAACTTATTGGCAATCCTGACGCACGGACTGCATCATTCAGAAAACTTGTGGCTGGTCGTTTGGCTCAAGAGTCTTACATGGAGCTGGCGCCAGATAAGAAGAATCGTGTTGAGGCAGAATTTAAAAAAAGAAATTCATCAGCTCGATCAATTGATGCAATGCAATCACCTCCTAGGCTAATAGCTGAGGGTACTTGGGTCAGGGCTAGAAATACAGGTCGAACTAATAGACGGAGGCCATAAGTGGAAGCCTCTTCTGTTTATAATAAATTCAATCGCGGAGAAATTGATCCATTAGCTTTTGCAAGAGATGATGTAAAAAAAGTCAACAACTCATGCGAGCTCATGGAAAACTTCATCCCTCTTCGTTTAGGGTCAATGAGATATCGACCAGGGTTAGAAAATCTTGATACCGTACCAGGTCAATCATATTTAGTAGAGTTTATTGCTGCCACTGACGACACCGCAATACTTGAATTCACAAACAATCAATTAAGACTCTGGATTAATGATGTCGTATTAACTAGGACGGCCGTAACTAGCACAATAACTAATCCTAACTTTGATTCAGACATATCTGGATGGAATGATACCTCCGGTGCAGGATCTACCGCAGCATTTAAAACAGGCGGCTTTGCTTCATTAACCGGCGCTGGAACTACAAGCGCAACACTAGACCAAACTATAGGCAGCACTCAAACAGGCGTCGAGCATACTTTAAATATCACTATTTTAAGAGCACCTTTATTATTAAAAATAGGTACATCTGGTTCTGGAAGTGATGAAATTTTTGGCGCCACTTTACTTCCAGGCGTTCATTCTCTGGTTTTTACCCCCGGCTCCAATATAACTATCACAATGAGTAATTCATTGAAGTTTGAAT